GTCGCCAAGGTAACTAGGGACAAGATTGAAATCATCTGAAGAAACGGATGATCGCAAATCACGAGTCAATTTCTTGAAACGTGAGTCGAGTCCATAAGAACCCGAGCAGCGAGCCGCAAACTCAATGATTCTGTTGTGGATGCGGTAACGGTCGAGAACCGATCTAACTCGATGTTTGAGGAAGATCGGAGTAACGTCAAGACCTCTGAACCAGTGCTTCCCACAGGATTCAAAGAACGACCCAGAGAAAAAGGATTTTCTTGGGTTAGTCGAGAATCCAAGGAGGGAAGATAGTTCAGAGAATTCGGTAGCTATCTCGCTCGGGATTATCACATCATCTCCATAAACAGAGACGAAACGACATCGAGAGGGAGACCGCTCTTCACAGAGCGTTTGCGCGAGAGCAAAAAAGATTAAGCTCTCTAACTCAAAGGTAAAACCGTTTCCCATTGAAGAGAATTTCTTCCAATGGAATTCGGTAGAGCCGAGAGTTCCGAATTGAGACCTAGCGAAACACATCGCTGTAAACCAGCGGCGTGGAAGAAGGAGACGGACGACTTCAAAGGCGATAGTGTCACTCGCACTAGAAAAATCGATCGTTGCCAACTTCTCCAAATACGCTAACCGGGATAACTCCTGATTAACGCTTTGGAAAGCTAGATTACAACCTCCTCGGAGCAGTCTTGATCTAATCATACTACCGATACCCTTCTGAAACCAAAGGTTCCAGCCGGGTTCGATAGCAATGACGCGATCGATCTTGCTCGTTTTTGGTACGGTGGTTACGACATTACCGCGCTGGATAGAGGGCTCGGACTTTTCCAAGATCTCACTCCACCAGGTTGGGTAGGCATATTTGAGAATAGGCCATACCGTGTCGTGTACTTTCTGCGTCATACCAACTTCGCGTTGGTACTTGTTAGGTTTCACGGAGGTAGAACCCTTGAGAAGGGTACTAACTCCGGGCCCCCAATCGCTACTGTCAAACAGCTCCTCAACACTAAAATGACCGAGTATTGACCTGATTTTCTTCCGCACCTTAGGAAATAAGGGGTGGAATTCATCTAACGACTTAAAGTCGAGAGTAGAATAAGGCCAAACTCGATCATTCGTGTACTTGCACTGCTCCTCAGATTTGAGGAACTTATCTAAAGCCAACGATTTCCGGTCAAAAGTTGATCGGAGAAAGTCTGCCTTGGATAGCAAGCTAGTTGCCGCGTAGCTATCCCGAAATTCGGATGCATCATCGTAATGGAGAGGGTCACATTCCAGCTGAAGCAGCTGGTCGTGCTCCCCTCCATCATAGAGCATCCATACGGAAAGACTACGTGGGCAGTTAAGACTAGAGAGAAACTGATGAACTGTAGCATCCGTGATGTCCCGGACGACGCGATTGGCGAAACGTTTGTTGCCGTCAATCATACGAATCCCTAAGTACCTTTCTACTAGCGTTTGCTAGTTTTAAGAGACGAAAGCTTACTGGTAAGTGCAGATACGAGGGATGGTTCAGTAGAACGAACCGTTACCCCGCGTATAGCACAGATGTAAACCAGAATCTGATCCAACGTAAGGCCTCCGAAGAGGTCAGCGAAGAATGAGGTCATGGTTAATACATCACATCACCGGTGTTCAAGGCAAGGCGGAACTCTGCCGAACCAAGGACGGTGGTGAAGAT